ACAGAAGTGCATTCGGCGAAAACAGGTCAGTATCGATAATATCTATGCGATGCATTGAGGAAGTCTATTGGCGAAAACAGGCTGGTAACGTTACCCAGGTTAACACTTAGTTAACACCCAATTAACACCCAATTAACACTTAGTTAACACCTGAGTTAACACTAAGAAGGATCGCCCGCGCGTATACAATTGTCTACCTGTCTTGACGACAGGAAAGATGTCTACACCCGCGATATTCCGCCAAGGGTCACCCGGCGATATCGTCAAGGGTCGCATCGTCGCTACCCGGGTCGCGTTTTTGCAACAAAACAGGCTCAGCCCTACAGCCCTAAGGGTTTCGCCGGGCGTTACCTGAGCGTTACCCAAGGCGATTAGTCCAGGCTAACATCGTCGGGCTGACCCTATGGGGGGAAAGCCGGGCGGCTGGATCGTCAGATACCCCCTTGAATAACCGCCAGATTTTACCATCACGAGATACGCCCGAGGACGCTCAGGGTCTTATGCTTCCTGTTTTCTTCAGAGGGTCTTATTCAGGGGATTGAACCTATCGACTACACACCGAGGGTACACCCAAGGGTACACCCAGGTAACCCTGCGACTACACACCAGGGTTACCTTAGTATTACCTTAGACTACACCCTGGTATACACCCAGGGGTTACCTTAGTATATACATCCTATATTATACATCCTATCGGATATATTTGCCCCCTTCTGGGTTCATAAGTTGTCCCTATTACAGAGCCTTTATCCATGCGGCTCTCAGAAGGCGAAAATCCGGGTTTTTTACAAAAAAGACAGCCGAGGCGATTTCCTGGTAGGGTAACCTGCCTCGACTGCTGTATCTTAAAATTTCGGGGTGTTTTGGGCTTCCTACAGGGTACCGTCAGGGAGACGCCTCTTTAGAATCTTGATTGAGATCCTAATAGCGGCTATGTACGGCTGAACCCTTTCGACCTGGATACCGTCTATAATCCCCAGAATCTCTGTAGAGACATAGGTTAGTTTCTGTAAAGCCTCGGCGTCCTCCGGGTAGTCTTTCAGGATCAGCTTCGCTATGAGATAACCCTCCTCAAGACTTTTAAGCCTTTTCATAGTAGCCGGGGAGAACAGGGGCTGTACAGCCGGGTCTGTTACTACGATCTTGATATCCTCGTACAGAGTATCTGTTACGTCCAGGAGACTCGTGTCCTTAGACCCGGTTCCTGTCATAACGCAACTCGGGAGTACCAGGATTAATAGAATACAGAATAATTTCTTCAACTTTTACCTCCTATGCGTGACCAAAGGCCCGCTCGTAATTCGTCTTGAACTGTTCGCTCGGTGTCCACCTGGATATGTGTTCCTGTTTTGAATTCCCTGTTCTGAGGCCCGTAAGGGGGTCAATAAGGCCCCTTTTGACTAAACTGATACTAAGGGAGTCGGGTTTATCCGGTGTCGCTTCCTGGGCCGTCTGAGCGTCCTCCCAGGCTGTGTATTCCTTGGCGAGATCCTTGGGGTGAGCGCCCCAGGATTTCGGTCTGAAGCTTCCTGCGTCAGCAGGTTTGAATTCCCCCAGAGGGGTTGATATTCCTGTCATGATATCTCCTATGGCCTCAGGAACAGGCCGAAATTTTAACTTTTAAGATCAGCGAGTGTAACCATAGCCATGTACCCAGGTTCCTTCTCTATGGCCCCGAGAATCTCATCAGGGGTCATGTCCTTGAATCTATCATAGGCTCCATCTGGAATTTTATCCCAGGAGTATTTCTTCCGGTACAATCCCCAGGACGCAGCACGGACGGCCTTGTGCGCTGCCTGGGCTGTTATCCAAGAGGCTCCGTTAACTCTGGCGATCTCCTTCAGGCATTCATCGGCGAACTTCCTGGGTACTTCCTCAGAGTCCTTCGTATAGAAGTAATCATGAGGGATACTTGCCTCAGCTATCTCGTCTGCTACAGGCGGGATAAGAGTCCAGAAGGCTCGTGGAACTGAGGCAAAGTCTGTGACGTACCCACGGGGGATCACGAAGATCCCCCTGGGTGTTCTTACGATGAAATCCTGGGAGAGAATCCAGAGTCTCGGACCTATCTTAAAGGTACCGAGGGTACTCAGGATCTCCCACATACTACGCCCCTTCTACGATGTAATACTTCTCGAATACCTCGGCGGGGACGAACATCCATTCAGCCGCAGCAACGTCAGAAGTCTCGTCAGTCTGATAAGACAGGACGTAATCATCGACAGCTACGTCAGCAAAGGCGTAACTTTCGGTATTCCAGGCTCCAGTGAAATCGATAGTTACATCGGCTCCATTCATGGTCAGGGTGACAGTACAGGTGCCATCTGCGGGATCGACAGCTTCAACAGCAGAAATGATGTCACCGATGAGAACTCTGGGGTTACCTTTAACTTTGAACATAATCTTACTCCTTTTTCTTTCTGGTAAATCGACTCAGGGCATTCCCTGTAGCCGTTGGGTGAATCGCGGACTTATCCTGGTACTTGAACCGCCAAGCACCGAATGGGTCACGCATGAACTCTTGTAACTTCTTCTTCTTCTTTTCCTGGATCGCTTGGTCAGCGTTCTTGGAAATGTACTGCATAAGATGCGCCACACCCTGGGCGACTGAATCAAGTCTATCATCATGCAGCAACGAACCTCTGTCCCGAGTTAACTTAGCTAACTGGAACAAGAACTGGTAAGAGGATCTTTTCTCCAGGGGATACTTCTCGGTACTCTGGACATCATGCTCTATAGCGCGTTGATCTATGAGAACCTTGTGCGCCCCTAAAGGCGGTTCCAGGTTATCAATGATCCTTTGCTCCTTCTGGCCTGATGCCCAGATTTCCTCGATATTCACTGGGATCTCTCTCGCCAAGCATACACCCTTGAGGGCTTCCCCGTAAGCACCGTTACCGTAGTTCTTTTCTACGAGTACCTCATTGATATCGTACTTCTCAATAAGGTCGGCGACTTGGTTCAATCTCTCTGGGGTAGTACCTCCGGGTATTCCGGTTACCCACTTGATGATGATATACCCGTTGCATTCATACAGAATAGATACACCAGTTTCATCACCATTCTGTCCGCCACCAGCAGGGTCAACGGACATTAACCGGATTGAATACGGGAAGTATTCGTCATGCACCTTGGCAGGGGCGTATAACCTTTCCTTACCCAAAGCGGAACCAGGGTTCAATGGAATCTTATTAAGCTCATTCGGACCCCAGATGAACTTCCCTGGGCATTCCTCATGATCGAACACATGCACCATGAGATCCCTTAACTTTAAGGGGTAACGGTCGGCGTCCATAAGTGCCGTGTCGAGCATGAACTGTAGATTAAAATAAGCCAGACCCTGGTCGATCTGTTTCTTTGTAAGGGTGTACTCATCCATCATAACTGGATCGGTGGGTTGTCCCATATCACCTGTAGGGCCACCGCCTGTCCTCAAGGATGGGTCAGCCTCCATACGCCGCTTGATAATAGGCGCAAGAAAGTCCCCGTAATGTTCCTCTTGTTCCGGTGTGGGGTAACGCCCAGGCCAGATCCTGATATTGAACCCACGGCCTGGGAGTCGGTTATAAATAGAATCAACAGACTGGGGAGTACCCAGATAGATGATCCTACCGTTCGAGTTAATACTTGTGAAGTCCAAGGTCAGATGTTGTAACTGTTCCCTCATGACTTCTGTCAGAGCGTTCTTGGATGATTCGATATCATCAGCAATCAGAAGGTCTGCACGGAATCCCTGGATGGATGCAGTAATACCCATACAGGCGATACTCGGTGATTTATCTGAACCTTTTAATTCCCAATGAACATCATAAGCCTCCACTGAGGCTCTTGCCCCAGGGTGGCTGGTGTCGCATCTGAGGCACTCTAACTCAGGCATATGGTTAATGATCTGAATACACCACGTACTGATCTGCTTCGCCATCTTCGCTCCAGCGGATACTATCAGGATACGCGTTGTAGGATCATGTATAAGGCACCACACGGCGTAACACCCTGTGATGGTTGTCTTAGCCTGCCCACGTTGCGCCTGGGCCATACTGTAGTACGGCCCGTTCGCAATGTAATGAGCGATATCGTATTGTATATCTGAAGGGGTGAACCCAAGTAACTCCTCAGAACAATCGGCATAGAAATCCCTGAAGTCTTTGTAATGCTCTTGTAGTTTCTTGAGTTCTTCCCAGCGTTGTTCTGATGTTGACATAGTTATCCTTTCTTTACCTTACCTTTATCATCCAGTACACCCTTAGCTTTCAATCTCCCAATAGCCATGCCCCGCATCTCCTGACGGATCAGTGCTTCGGTTTCGTCGGGTTCAACCTTAGGTTTTGCTGCTTCGGTTTCATCCGGTGTTGCCCACTTCACCTCGATGTCTTTCTCGGCGTATCCGGCATTCACGGCATTCTGCTTCAGTGTGTTCAACCTGGCTTCGGCTAATTCTTTATTCTCCGTCCATCCACCAGACTGCATTTCAATGAGTTCACCAGTTGTTTTATTAATACATACTCGATTCATATTGCTCCTTATCTAAATGCCAGACAATGCACGTAAGCTGTTCCTACGGGACTACCGGCTTTTGCCCAGGATAATGTAAATCCATCAGAATCCGTACTAAGTACTTCAGCTACTTGTGACCCTCCGGTAGACGCATATAGACTTATAGATACTGTGCTCTCGCTTACTTGGAATACTCCAGTATCAGACGTATAAAGAACATATTTTGCAGTTGCGTCATCAAGGCCGAAAGATGCTGTGGATGTACTGGGTTTCCCGCCGAAGAACAAAAGAAGCCTGGGTTTAAACCCAAGCCCGGTGTAAGATACGTCCCCTGTTACTGCTGCCATATCTCTTGAGAATGTCATCATAGTACACCCAGATGCCCACTCTATTCCAGTACCAGTAGCATTGATGAAAGCCTGTTTATCTGCCAGTGCCCCAGTATACGTCAGGAGTACGTTTGTTACACTCTCTGTGCGCAGAAGCCTGAACCAATTAGGACTAACTTCTGATGGTTCATCAAGTTCCACATCAGGTATATCTGCCAGTAATCCCCAAAGATCATTATTATGCAGCACGGCATAAGGGACCGAGGCTGCTCCAGTCTGCACATCCCAAGCCCCTTTAAAATTAGACATAGCCAAGGTGGACTCTTTAGCGTTCTCAGTAGCCCCCCATAGAGACTCAGTGTACGCAAAGTTCTCATCGAACTCTTCATGCGTTAGAGGCGAACCCTTAACCGTTCTGTATGTATAAGGCATCATTCATCTCCCATCGCCTTAGCTGTTTTCTCAGCGATATCAACTACATTACCGCCGAATCTTTGCTTACGTTTCTCCAAAGCCTTATCGAGTTCACCGATCTCGTTCGTTTCAGAAGGCACACAATGAATTCCATTATCATTCAGGAACTTTATAGCCATCTGTACGTATCTCGGGTCACTCTCGACATCATCAATGTGCATCTTGAGTCTCTTGGCAATTGCCTTATGCAGTTCACCAAGGACTGTATCTTTTGTCGCAGTATCTACCATGTTACCCTCCTGTGTAAAGGACTGTTACAACACCAGTAAGATTCGCAATAAGCATAATAATGATCGCCCAGAATTTGTTTTCTATGGAGTCCATACGTTTATCCAGTTTCTCATGCTTCTCTCTGCACCAATCCTGATTGTACCCAAGATCATGTCCATTAGGCATGTACTCCCTCCAATATTTCAATCCTATCTGCTAACTCCTGTATAAGATACAAGAGTTGTGTATTTGATATATCGAGATTACGTTCAGAAAGAATAGTTCCTCCCGTGTAATTCACTAAGCGGGATTCAATAGATGACTCCCTTTTTATTGTAATCTTAACCCCATTCACAGGAACAGGGTTAAGGGTTATACTTGTGTCAGTTGTTAAACTCCAGTCACCTCTATCTACCAGAACGTCGTCATAATAAACATTAATATGCAATTCGTCCAGGTACCCTGGGTACGCCCCCTGAAAAGAGAAGCTGTACACAGAGGTTACTCCGTCACTGGTGTATTCATTTATACTGTACATATTATTCCTCGAATAAGTTAGGTGTTATAAGGCCGTTATTCAGGGCATCAAAGACGTATTGATTACTGAACGGCATAATACTATAAAGCGAACGCCAATCAGCAGGAGACAACTCCCTGTCAGTGAACGTCGCAGTAGACATACCAGATACACCCTTGTATGCT